CACAAACCATAAAGAGAGAACTTGGTTCATCACCCTTAATATACTTTGTGGTGAAGTCCCAAAGTTCTCTCTGAAAAGCACGAAGGTCTTCATCAGATACTGACATTATTGGTTATACCCAAAAAACAATTTTTACATTCAAGAACATATCTCAACAATCCATTCATAAGAATAGAAATTGAAACTGCATTGATAATTATAAGCGCACGATCATTCCAGACAAGTGCGACAAAGAACCATCCACATAATCCTATAAGATGAAAGATAAGGTTAATAGGATAAACATTGTTGGCAGTAAGAAGCATTCCGAATAAAAGAATAAGAGAGGCGATCCACTTAACATACCAATCAAGAGTATGAATTGGAGTTTGTTTATCTAATTGGTTAGGCATCTCGCCTTCCCCTTTGCTCCTCGCTATGCTGCCAAATCCACTTCAATACCTCGACATCGAACCCACTTCAGCGTGTCCATATTGATGTTGCGGTACTCCTTCTTTGCAGGTTCCCAACCCACCAAGTACTTGTCGAAGCTGGCCGACTGCAGCCCGCCGTTGCAATGCTTCTTGACGTTAAGCCGACAGGTCATTACCCTTTCCAGACCGTTGCTCTTGACGAACGACACCGTAAAGAAACGGTTGCCGACAAACTCCTCAAAGAGCGACCTGAAATTGTGCGGATGAAACATATTCTTTTCCTTTTTCAAAAAATGCTTGACATTTGATTCATTGGCCACCATAAAGAGTAACGGGTTGGATGTCAATAAGTTATTTGAATAAATATCATGGGCTATAAAAGACGACAAAAAGACCTTGAGCGGCGGCAGCGGCGAAGAGATACTTATGCCAGGACGCTCAGTAACGCAAAATACAGGCAAAGAATAGTTAAGAATAAAACCAAAAAGCCTAGTAAATATAAACTTACTGTAAATAATATACTCAATGACGAAGAGCATCAAGATGACTGACAAAAGATGACAACATATATTCTCGACATAGAAACAGACGCTCTGAAGGCCACAGAAATATGGTGTGTTGTTATCAAGAAATTATATGACAAAGAGTTTCTTGTTTTCACAGAGCCTGACAAATTATCTTTTATAACAAAAGAAGATACTGTTGTAACACACAATGGAATTGAATTTGATATTCCATATCTTAACAGATTCTGGCACACAGGTATCAAATCTTCTCAGGTAAAAGATACTCTGGTTATGTCCCGTCTTTTTAATCCTAACAGAGAAGGTGGTCACTCCTTAAAGAACTGGGGTAAACGTATTGGCTTCGAGAAGTATGATCATACAGCTTTTGATGCATTCTTCAGCGAAGAGGAGAGAGAAGAGAAGATAGAATATTGCAAGAGAGATGTTGAACTAACGGAAAAAGTATACAGCATACTGTTGGAAGAAGGACGAGATTTCTCTGACAAATCGATTACTCTGGAGCATCAGATAGCACATATTATAAATCTTCAGACACAGCATGGCTTCTTCCTGGATGAAAGAAAAGCTGACATGTTATTTTCTCTGACAAGAGGCAAAGCCATGCAGATACAAGAGGAGATTCATCAAGAATTTAAACCAAGATCAAAATTAATCAGAGAGGTAACACCCAAATATAAGAAGGATGGTTCGTTATCTCTCACTGGTTTAAATAACATTGATAATGCTGCTGAAACTGTTGCAGGTAATTTCTCAACGTTCAAGTTCGAGGAGTTCAATCTAGGAAGTCCCAAACAAATTATTGAAAGACTAAACGCATACGGCTGGAACCCTGTTGTCTTTACGCCAAAGGGTTCGCCTAGAATATGTGAACGTAATCTTGAAACAATATCAGATAATGCTCCAGTTGCAGCCAAGAAACTTGCTGAGTGGAAGATGCTGGAATCTCGTTGGAAAACAGTGGAAAGCTGGACAAAGTTCTGCGATTCTGATTCCAGAGTACATGGCAAGGTCTTCACGATGGGTGCGGTGACAGGACGTATGACACATGCTGATCCTAACATGGCTAATGTTGTATCCTCTGACAAACCGTATGGCAGAGAATGCAGAGAATGTTTTACTGTTGCAAACCCTGACAGCTATAAGATCGTTGGTATGGATGCAAAAGGTTTGGAACTCAGGATGTTGGCCCATTACATGAACGATCCTGAGTACATTGACATTGTGTTGCATGGTGATCCACATGCTGCTAACCAGAAGGCTGCAGGGCTTGCAACGAGGGCGCAAAGTAAGACATTCATCTATGCCTTTCTTTATGGCGCTGGCGCAGAGAGAATAGGCAGTATAGTTAACGGTACAGCGCATGAAGGAGCCAGACTGAAGAGCCAGTTTCTTTACAACATGCCAGCACTAAGCACTCTTATAGAGAAAGTACAAAAGATAGCTACTGGTGGCTATGTACCAGGATTGGATGGCCGTCGCATATTAATACGTCATCAACACGCTGCTTTGAACTCATTGTTGCAAGGCGCAGGAGCAATTGTTTGCAAGCAATGGAGTATCTGTATGCACAGGTACATAAAAAGAAATAATTTAGATGCACATCTTGTCAACACCATACATGATGAGTTACAGTATGAGGTGCATGATAAGGATGTAGAGGCTGTGGTTATAGGTGCTGACAAAACGATGCAGGAAGCTGGCAAGATTCTGGATGTAAGATTACAACTCAACGCAGACGCGAAAGTAGGTTTAACATGGGCGGATACTCACTAGAGAAACAACAAGGACGACGAGCGGAAGTATGCTTCAAAGGTCTTGCAGAAAGACGAGGCTACACCGTTATACAAACTTCTGCAGCTTCTAACATACGCGAACACATTGATTTTATTTTAGCTAGGGACAATGAACCTGACAAAACGGCTGTTGACGTTAAAGCTCGTAAGAAAGTTTCAAGGTACTCTGACGAATACGATGACGAGAACGTATGGATTGAGTTTAATAACGTAAGAGGCAACCCAGGTTGGTTATACGGTAAGGCTGACAAGATTGCCTTCGAGAGAGCTTTTGACTTTGTGTTGGTAGATCGTGAGAGCTTAAAAGAGTATTGTGAGGCAACAGTATCCCCTGTGATTGTTAAATCCAGAGCAGAAGCTATCTACAAATCTTTTCAGCGTAATGGTAGAAAGGACGTTATCAGTCGAGTACCAATGAAGGACATTCTTCATCCATATTCTTTTACAGTAGGTACGGAGATATGGAAGAAGGAAGCTGACAGTGTTACTTAATGGCGTAGACCATACAGAAGTAGATTATAAGGAATTTCCTCAGTCGCGTAAAGAAGCTATGGAAATTGGTTCTACAAGATACTTTACAGGAAAAGCATGTAAACATGGACACATAACTTTAAGAAATGCTCGCAACGGTAGATGTACTGTTTGCTCTAGAAAAAACTCTCATGCGGCAAGAAAAAAGAATAGAGAAGTCAATAAAGAATGGGCTATAGAATATCTTGGTGGAAAATGTCAACATTGTCAAAATGTTTTTGATTGGGTTACTGTTTATGAGGCACATCATCTAAGTAAAGAACTAAAAGAAACAAATTTGGGAGAACTAGTAAACCCAGGAACTTCTCTAGAAACATTTAAAAAAACAGCTACACCAGAGTTAGATAAATGTATCTTGCTATGTGCTAACTGCCACAGAATAGAACATGCTGATCCAAATTCTAACTTTAATAAAAAAAAAATAGTTGACAAGGCCGTCCAGAGGCTTATAATAGACATATCGAGTAACATAGAAAGAGGAGAAAATTCTATGATTGTACGAGGAACAGCGCAATGGGCGCATGTATTTGAACCAAACGAAATGAGTGGCAAGTATCAGGTTGATATTTGTAATATCGACAAACCGACTGCCAAAGCTCTTCGTAACGTTGGAATTGACGTTAAGAAGGGAACTGGTGACAAGGCCGACAAAGGAGAATATATAGTTGCCAAATCAGGCAGGTATGCTCCTAAAGTTATGGATCGTTCCAGAGCTGTTATGGACGGTACAACTCTTATTGGCAATGGCTCCAAGATTAAAGTTTCCATTAACCCATATCAATGGACATTCAAAGGCAAGTCTGGTGTTGGTGCAGGACTAAATGCTCTTATGGTTACTTCCTTGATAGCATACGGGGATTCAGATGAGCTTGAAGCTGAAGACGATGACGTAGGAGAGGATGACGACGAGCTGTAGGTAACACTCACGTTTTAATGGTAGGTTTGGGATGACGTATTGGAAGTCATCAGCATTAGAGCGAGGGTGGGGCTACTAGTGCGTCTTTTTCATTATGAGTAACATATACACTCTTGTCGAGGATATCTTTACTTTATTAGAAAAAGGTAAAGAAGGTATTGATGAGAGGAATGTAAGAGAGTTTTTTAAAGCTTTACGTGAAGATATAAATACCTTTTTATCTCCTGATGATAGAGACAGGTCTGGTAAATTACGTATGTCCTCTATTGGAAGACCAGATCGTAAACTGTGGTACGAATTTCACGATAAAAAGAAAAGAAATCTTCCTGGTCAGCTCAGACTAAGATTCTTCTTTGGTAATCTTGTTGAATCCTTTCTGTTGTTTCTGGCACAAGAGGCTGGTCATACTGTAACTGATCGTCAAAAGGAAGTAATCTTAGAAGGTATAAAAGGTCATATAGATGCAAAAATAGACGGGCATGTAGTAGATGTTAAGTCTGCTTCTGATTTTGGATTTAAAAAATTTATAGAGAACAGCCTAAGTGAAGATGATCCCTTTGGATATATGGGTCAACTAAGTAGTTATGTTCAAGCGGAAGGTGATACATCTGGATACTTCCTTGCGTACAACAAAAGTAATGCCGCTATGCATCTTCTCGAAATTGACGAACTAACATCTATTGATGCCAAGAAGCGTATCCAGCATGTGAAGAAAGTTATGAAACGCAAGACAGCACCTGATAGATGTTATCCTGATCAACCAGAAGGTAAACATGGCAATAGAAGTCTTAACAAGGCGTGTACTTTTTGTGATTACAAATATGAATGTTGGGCCGATGTCAATGGTGGGGCTGGTCTTAGAGTATTTGAATATTCTCGTGGACCAAAATACTTTACTCACATTGAAAAAGAGCCTAAAGTAGACGAACTATTATTTTAGCATTAAGGTTTAAAGATGGCAAATTATCTCAAAACACACCAAGCTTGTCCCTCTTGTGGTAGTAGCGATGCTATGGTATACAACGAGGACGGCACCACACATTGTTATTCTTGCAACAAACATACTCGTGCAGAAAATGTTGAATCGTTCCCTGATACTAAAAAGGTAAGACCAAAGATGGTATCTGTTGCTCCAGAATCAAGAGGAACTTGTGTTGCATTAGAGGACAGGGGTATCTCCAAGAACACCTGTGAAGCGTACAATGTTACAGTTAAAAACCGCCACCAGTACTATCCCTACTATGACGTAGATGGGGATTATGTCGGTTCTAAAATACGCCTTTATCGTGAAGATGGTTCAAAAGATTTTACACAGTCAAAGTCAAAAGAGCATGATCGCCGTACTCTCTTTGGTCAAATCAACTTCTCTTCTGGTGGTAAGTATGTAACACTGTGTGAAGGAGAAATAGACGCACTTTCTGCATATCAGATGATGGGGTCCAAGTGGACATGTCTGTCTTTAATCAACGGCGCACAAAGTGTTATTGGCGATATAAAGAGATCTTATGATTATCTTATGAGTTTTGAGCAAATCGTTTTATGTTTTGATAACGATGAGGCTGGAAGAAAAGCAACCAAACTAGCTTCAGAGTATCTTTCACCAAAAGCAAAAGTTATGAACTTAAAATTCAAGGATGCTAATGAGTATCTTATGAATAATAAACAGGACCAATTCTACAGTGATTGGTGGGCTGCAGAGGAATACAGGCCAGAAGGAATAGTCAGAGGCACAGAACTATGGGATATATTAAACGAAGAGGAACCTGTAACGGCGTGTAAATATCCTTATACGAAATTAAATGAGAAAACATACGGTATTCGTATGGGAGAGCTTGTAACAGTGTGTGCTGGTACTGGAATAGGTAAATCAACATTCATACGCGAGGTTATTAAATACGTGTTTGATAATACCAGTGATAATATTGGTATGATGTTCATGGAAGAAAGTATACGTAGTACATCAAAATCTATGATGAGTCTGGATTTATCTACTCCTCTCCATCTTCCTAGCTCCAGGTACACACGAAAAGATAAGGAGTATAAAGATGCATTCCTTAGAACAGTGGGTTCTGGTCGTTATTATTTCTTTAATCATTTCGGATCTAATTCTATTGATAACCTTCTTGCTAGGATACGTTATTTTGTAAAAGTAGGGGAGTGCAAGTATATAGTACTAGATCATATCAGTATCCTTGTAAGCTCTCAGGAACATGCGTATGATGAGAGGCGTACAATAGATGAATGCATGACCAAGCTTAGAACGTTGGTACAGGAGCTTAATTTTTCTCTGATTATTGTGTCGCATCTGCGAAGACCAGCGCAAGGCTCGCACGAAGAAGGTCGAAGCACTTCTCTCTCTGACCTACGAGGCTCTGCCAGCATAGGACAATTATCAGATATTGTTATTGGCCTGGAACGTGACGGCCAAGAAGACGACTTTACAGAGCGGCACACAACAAAAGTTCGTGTACTCAAGAACAGGTTCTCAGGAGATACGGGCTTGTGTGATGATGTATTTTATGATAAGATTAGTGGTCGTATGCGATTAACAAAGGATAACGGGGATTGCCTTTAATTACCATGTATAATGTTACAGATACCGATGTAGAATCAAATCCTGAATGTTTCTTCATCTATGCGGATCATCGTAAACAAACTGGGAAGCCGTATCTTAACAACAAATTCAGGAGATTGGAACGAGCTTTCCCACTCATCCTCAAGAAACGTGGTGGGACAGATCCCATAGCATATTGGAAGAATAGCGAGTTCGAGTTATTTCTTAATGAATATGCCCCTTCTCTGCAGAAGATTGTTGATGTACTGCGACGGGGATGTGTAGGAATACTCTGTGCTGAGTCACTACATGACGATGAGTTTTTACCAACAACCTTGAAGGAACACTCTCCAGATATCCATGAGTATGTTGGCACAAGTCTTCATTCTTTTTATTCAGAATTTTCACCGAAGAAGTTGAGGTTGCAATGATTATGTTCTTTTCTGTTTTAACGATAATTGGAAATCTTTTATTTTCAGAGAATAAAGAATTCTTTGATACTTCAGAGAAAGAATATCAGGAAGGAGCTAGATGGCATTACGTTGGTCCACAAGATCTGGACCCTAACAGTAAATCCTTGCCTCTTCAAGTTGAGAATGGTAAACCATACATTATATTTAAGTTGAAAAGACCAAAATGACTAAACGTTACAGATCAAGTTTTGAAAATACCTTTGCTCAATTTTTGGGAATGAATCATATTCCTTTTGAGTATGAATCTGTGCGGCTCAAATATACGCCAAAGATCAGAACATACGTTCCAGACTTCCACTTGCATAAGCATGGTATGTATATAGAAACGAAGGGACGTTTCGTAGCAAGTGATCGTGCCAAACACAAATTGATACAGGAGCAGTTTCCTGATCTGGATATTCGTTTCTTGTTTCAGGATGCTAAACTAAAGCTCTACGC